TACGAACCTGAGGAGTAAGAAACCCGGCGAGGGAGAAATCCCTCGCCACCTCTGATGTGGCAGGCATCCTCAACGCACCCGCACTTAACCCGCTTCGGCGGGTTTTTGTTTTTATTTTCAACGCGTTTGAAGTTCTGGACGGTGCCGGAATAGAATCAAAAATACTTAAGTAGCGCGCAGGGATAAGAGGGATGGTCCCTTAAAGGGGAGAGCTAATTATCCGGAAGGATTCTGATGATGAACATCGAAGAACTGCGTAAAATTTTTTGTGAAGATGGCCTCTATGCTGTGTGCGTTGAAAATGGAAATTTTGTTAGTCATTACCGCATTATGTGTTTGCGAAAGAATGGGGCTGCGTTAATTAATTTTGTGGATGGTCGAGTGACAGACGGATTTATCTTGCGCGAAGGTGAGTTTGTCACTTCATTACAGGCACTGAAAGAGATCGGAATAAAAGCAGGCTTTTCAGCTTTTGCAGAAGAATAAACTCATCTACAATCTTGCGCGGGGCTGAACTCCCGCTGAGTAACACCGTGCCACCGGAGAAAACCGATGGCACGCAACGTAAAATATTACAATTCTGATAATTCGCCCGTTCTTGTCTGCACGCACGAGCGGTATTCTCACGCATTCAAGTCTGAATGGTTCCAACACCCTCCATGCACTGAAGAGCAGGCTGAATGGATAATTCAGTGTTACCGCAGGCGCGGATACGAGGTTAAGAAAGCCCTTAGCCTCGACTACCGTCACTGGATAATCTCAGTCAGATTGCCTTACTCCGAACGCCCACCACGTGCGTCCCGCACTTTCCAGCAACGGATCTGGAGGTAACGTGCGGGTATTACTTAGACCTGTTCTGGTGCCTGAGCTTGGGCTGGTGGTCCTTAAGCCGGGCCGTGAATCCATACAGATATTTCATAATCCTCGAGTGCTGGTGGAACCGGAACCAAAAAGCATGCGTAATCTGCCATCCGGAGTCGTTCCTGCCGTTCGCCAGTCGCTGGCGGAAGACAAAACATTGCTGCCGTTTTTTAGTAACGAACGGGTGATTCGTGCTGCTGGCGGTGTTGGCGCATTGTCTGACTGGCTATTACGTCATGTTACATCCTGCCAGTGGCCTAATGGCGATTACCATCACTCTGAAACAGTCATTCACCGTTATGGTACCGGCGCAATGGTGTTGTGTTGGCACTGCGACAACCAACTGCGTGACCAGACATCGGAATCACTGGAGCTGCTTGCTCAACAAAATCTGACAGCATGGGTGATTGACGTCATCCGTCACGCAATAAGCGGTACGCAGGAGCGGGAATTATCTTTGGCTGAATTATCCTGGTGGGCGGTCTGCAATCAGGTGGTGGATGCACTACCTGAGGCTGTATCGCGTCGTTCGCTGGGATTACCAGCGGAAAAAATCTGCTCGGTGTACCGCGAAAGCGACATCGTACCGGGAGAGCAGACCGCCACCAGCATATTGAAACAACGCACAAAAAATCTTGCACCGTTGCCTTACGCCCACCAGCAACAAAAAACACCACAGGAAAAGGCGGTGGTAAGCATCACCGTTGATCCAGAGTCTCCGGAATCTTTCATGAAGCTGCCTAAACGTCGCCGCTGGGTTAAGGAGAAATACACACGTTGGGTTAAGACACAGCCGTGTGCTTGCTGCGGTATGCCAGCCGACGATCCGCATCATCTGATTGGTCACGGGCAGGGCGGAATGGGAACAAAAGCACATGATCTCTTTGTGTTGCCTTTGTGCAGAAAGCATCACAACGAGCTGCATACGGATACAGTGGCATTTGAAGAGAAGTATGGCTCCCAACTGGAGCTGATATTTCGTTTTATCGATCGCGCGCTGGCAATTGGCGTACTGGCGTAAGTGGAGAACGAGCATGAACCTTGAAGCCTTACCAAAATATTACTCCCCAAAATCTCCAAAATTGAGCGATGACGCTCCAGCGACAGGCACCGGTTGTTTAACAATTACGGATGTAATGGCAGCGCAGGGGATGGTGCAGTCGAAAGCACCACTTGGGTTGGCCTTATTTCTGGCAAAAGTTGGTGTTCAGGACGCTCAGTTTGCGATTGAAGGCCTGCTAAATTACGCGATGGCACTGGATAACCCGACATTGAACAAATTGAGTGAAGAAATCCGGTTACAGATTATTCCTTACCTCGTGAATTTTGCCTTTGCTGATTACTCCAGGTCTGCGGCAAGTAAGGCTCGCTGTGAGCATTGTTCAGGTACGGGATTTTATAATGTATTGCGCGAAGTGGTGAAACACTACAGACGCGGGGAATCTGTAATCAAGGAAGAATGGGTGAAGGAACTATGTCAGCATTGCCATGGTAAGGGCGAAGTCAGCACAGCGTGCAGAGGGTGTAAGGGTAAAGGGATTGTTCTGGATGAAAAAAGAACCCGGTTTCATGGCGTACCGGTATATAAGATTTGTGGGCGTTGTAATGGAAACCGGTTTAGTCGTTTACCGACCACGCTGGCACGACGTCATGTCCAGAAGCTGGTACCAGACCTGACCGATTATCAGTGGTATAAGGGGTATGCGGACGTCATTGGTAAACTGGTAACAAAGTGCTGGCAGGAAGAAGCATACGCGGAAGCGCAATTGAGGAAGGTGACGAGATAAATGATTTTTGCTGAAGATGGCGACATGATGTTTGCATTTTTCAAAAAATATGGATAAGATTTTCTCAACGATGGGCTTTGTGTATCCGACGTTTAGAAAAAAGTAGAAAACCCGCTTATAAGCGGGTTTTTGTGCTTTAAATGGGGCAATAGAGATATTGAATCTCATCCCGGGATAAACATTGGCAGTTGAAGGTCCACGCGAACCATTTATCCAGCAAAATTCCACGCGTAATCCTGTGGTAATTTCTTCTGCATCTCGAAGATTGAGAGCTGAAACGTGAAGCTGGGCATCGATACGCCATCGGATGGGAATATAAGACCTTTGCTGCTTTTGTAGTCAAAGTTTTTGACAATTCCTGTCATTTTAGGGGACAGAAAAACTCCTTAATACTGATAACCTGGTGCACCATACACACGTTCCTGGAGAAAACTACTTTTTTGATAGGATTGAAGGTGGCTGGATGTCTAAAATAAACATTGCTTCATATGTTCAACTATGAGTTAATGACTGCGTCGGTTTGAAGAACAGACGATATACGAAGTAGTTTACTAAAGCAGTTCTCATTTCAGGTGTTATTCACTTATTCCTTCTTTGAGTCTCTCCAATTAAGTACGAAGTCGTTTCTGTTATGCAAACCATTTATGCCGAAAGGCTCAAGTTAAGGAATGTAGAATGTCAAATAAAATGACTGGTTTAGTAAAATGGTTTAACGCTGATAAAGGTTTCGGCTTTATTTCTCCTGTTGATGGTAGTAAAGATGTGTTTGTGCATTTTTCTGCGATTCAGAATGATAATTATCGAACCTTATTTGAAGGTCAAAAGGTTACCTTCTCTATAGAGAGAGGTGCTAAAGGTCCTGCAGCAGCAAATGTCATCATTACTGATTAAAATTCATCGCTCGTCTGTATACGATAACGAAGAAGGCTGATGCCTGAGTAGAGATACGGACAGAGTAGTGAATATTGGATCTCTTTAATAAAAAGTAAGGAGGTCCAATACATGAAACAATGGCTAGCATATTTGGCAAAATCTTAATCAGGAAAAGTATGCTAACCATTGTGGTGAAGTGCAGGTTTGCTGCATGAATAGTTTCACAGCAGAAGCTAACTGCTGGCATCGCAAAACAAAGTGCGTAAGTGGATGACTCCCACAAAAAGCACCACAATCTCAAACCCGCTCAGGCGGGTTTTTTATTATCTGCTTTAAATATATTATTAAAATATAAAAAATACTTGTTACTAATAAAATCAATCAGGCTACAGCTTTAAGATTTGTCTGGAATACTTTGTTGCAATGAGGGCAGATCAAAAGGGCACCTTTTTGTACTCTTGAAAAACTGTGTTCTGACTCTTGGGTGCAGTTTGGGCAGGAACATTTAACGAGATAATTACGGCGTGATTTTGAGTCTTTACGTTCTGACATAGGCTTTTCCTGTATAATGGCCGTATACAGTACACTAAATATGAAAACATTTCTCGTATTATTATTTTATATATGACTTTCTTTCAAAATAATTACTCACATTTTTAATGTGTATGTTTCTTTAGCGCCGTTGAGAACAACGTGTGCTGTCAAAACTACCCCGTAGACTCCGATCTTTTTCAAACATATTGCACCATCCGTGTACATCGGGGTGAGGATATGAAATCAATGGATAAGTTAACAACAGGTGTTGCCTATGGCACATCGGCGGGTAATGCTGGTTTCTGGGCATTACAGTTACTCGATAAAGTAACTCCGTCACAGTGGGCTGCAATCGGTGTGCTGGGTAGCCTGGTTTTTGGCCTGCTGACGTATCTGACAAATCTTTATTTCAAGATTAAAGAAGACAGGCGTAAGGCTGCGAGAGGAGAGTAATCCAATGACTCAAGACTATGAACTGGTTGTGAAAGGAGTCCGTAATTTTGAGAATAAAGTTACGGTAACTGTAGCCTTACAGGACAAGGAACGCTTTGACGGTGAAATTTTTGACCTGGATGTCGCCATGGACCGTGTTGAAGGAGCTGCGCTGGAGTTTTATGAGGCAGCAGCCAGAAGGAGCGTCCGGCAAGTCTTCCTGGAAGTAGCAGAAAAATTGTCAGAAAAAGTTGAGTCTTATCTGCAGCATCAGTACTCCTTTAAGATTGAAAATCCTGCCAATAAGCACGAGCGTCCTCATCATAAATATATATGAACACAAAAATCAGATACGGCCTGTCGGCTGCCGTTCTGGCGCTGATTGGTGCTGGCGCATCTGCTCCTCAGATACTTGACCAGTTTCTGGACGAAAAAGAAGGTAACCACACAATGGCATACCGCGATGGTTCTGGCATATGGACCATCTGTCGGGGTGCCACAGTGGTGGATGGAAAAACCGTTTTTCCCAATATGAAACTGTCGAAGGAAAAATGCGACCAGGTCAACGCCATTGAGCGTGATAAGGCGCTGGCATGGGTGGAGCGCAATATTAAAGTACCACTGACCGAACCACAAAAAGCGGGTATCGCGTCATTTTGTCCCTATAACATTGGCCCCGGTAAGTGTTTCCCGTCGACGTTTTATAAGCGGCTGAATGCTGGTGATCGTAAAGGTGCATGCGAAGCGATTCGCTGGTGGATTAAGGATGGCGGACGCGATTGCCGCATTCGTTCAAATAACTGTTACGGTCAGGTTATTCGTCGTGACCAGGAGAGCGCATTAACCTGCTGGGGGATAGAACAGTGAATCAGATATTCATGGTGATTTTTCTCGTGTTGTCAGGATTTATCGTCGGAAATGTCTGGAGCGACAGAGGATGGCAAAAAAAATGGGCGGAACGTGATGCTGCCGCATTATCACAAGAGGTAAATGCTCAATTTGCTGCTCGAATAATTGAACAGGGGCGAACTATAGCCCGTGATGAGGCTGTTAAAGATGCACAACAGAAATCTGCTGAAATTTCTGCCAGGGCTGCTTATCTGTCTGATAGTGTTAACCAGTTGCGTGCCGAAGCAAAAAAATATGCCATACGCCTTGACGCAGCGAAGCATACCGCAGATCTTGCCGCTGCCGTCAGAGGCAAAACAACCAAAACCGCCGAAGGAATGCTCACCAACATGCTCGGAGATATTGCAGCAGAAGCTCAGCTTTATGCTGAAATTGCTGACGAACGCTACATCGCAGGAGTGACTTGTCAACAGATCTATGAATCTTTAAGAGATAAAAAGCATCAAATGTAGGGTAATATTAAATCGGAACATTTACATCGCGGAATGTAAAATTTAAATAAAAAGGACTCTTCCATGAGCCAAAATTCCTGAAATCTTAAGGGTAAGATAAAAGGTCTTAATCAGAATGACACGTTTTATTAATAAATAAAGCTATTCTTTCATTGCTGTGTTTTTCTTTACAAAAGTAATCCTTGCTATGGGTGGTTAATCATGCGTTAATGGTGTTCTGGTTTGTTACAAATTTATCTGAAGCAGTCATTGTTATAATTTTATTATTTGTACCTCTTGAGATTTCCTTGTTGGTTTTTCTCTCTGATATTTTTTTTCGGACCATTCTGCCCAAGGGCTAATTTCTTCAAAAGGTAATAATTATGTCTAACAAAATGACTGGTTTAGTGAAATGGTTTAACCCTGAAAAAGGTTTTGGTTTCATCACGCCGAAAGATGGCAGCAAAGATGTGTTTGTCCATTTCTCAGCAATTCAGAGCAACGATTTCAAAACATTAACTGAGAATCAGGAAGTTGAATTTGGTATTGAGAACGGACCTAAAGGTCCTGCCGCTGTTCATGTAGTGGCGCTTTGAGGTAGACAATATTACAAACCATATTCACTTTAGATGCCCGTGTTGTCATGGTTCCCAGTATAGAACATCATCTTTTGATGTTTCTGACATGAATCCTTTCGGGGCAAAATGTATCTTTTGTAAATCAATGATGATTACATTTGATAATATTTCACAATACTTAAATGCCAGCCGTCTGTCGTTGGATTTAAAAAAGTGAAAATGAAGGCTCCTTCGGGAGCTTTTTTGCTTGGTATCTATTCGATGGATACTCACATACTACGGTAACATCATGAAAAAAATCATAGTTTTTTTTAACTCTGAACCAGCAGTGGTAGTGCCAGCGATGACTGGAGTTAACACCATCATGCGTGAATATCCAAATGGCGAAAAAACACACCTTACTGTAATGGCCGCAGGGTTTCCATCTCTGACCGGAGATCATAAAGTCATTTATGTAGCCGCGGATCGACATGTTACTTCAGAAGAAATTCTGGAAGCAGCAATAAGGCTCTTGAGTTGATTTGATGCTATTGTATTGATAATTCAGGAAAATTTTCTTTGTCTGTTTGTGTAAAATTTAGACTATCGTATGTTGATTATTGCGATGTTTCATCTTATCTTTTACACGTTTGCACCATATAATCGACTTACTGTGTAACTGGAAAGTCATAACAGACTAAAAGAGGAAATGATGAATATTGAAAACTTAAAAACAAAAGCAGAAGCAGATATTTCTGAATATATAACAAAAAAATTATTGAACTTAAGAAAAAGACCGGGAAAGAAGTTACCAGTATTCAGTTTACCGCACGGGAAAAAATGACGGGTCTTGAAAGCTATGATGTCAAGATTAATTTAATCTGATGTATTCAATAATAAAATTTATCCATAAACCTCGTTTTTACGGGGTTTTGTTATATTTGAATGGTTCCGAATATCTAAATCACAATTGTTGATGGTTTTTATTAAACCAATGCAGTCCGGCTCAGGAGTGAGAGAAGCCGGACGTTATGGTTTAGCGTGGTAAGATCTGTGTAGTTTTCTGGATGCTTTCAGTAAATAGTAATGAGTTATCAAAGGCATAGTAATATCTTTGGTGTTCCTGGATATTTGTAACCCATCGGAAAACTCCTGCTTTAGCAAGATTTTCCCTGTATTGTTGAAATGTGATTTCTTTTGATTTCAACTTATTATAGGAGGTCTCTATAAGATGTTTGTTTCTGGAGAATTTAACATTTACAACCTTTTTGAGTCCTTTTACTAACACTATGTTGTCGTTTTCTAACACAATGTGAATATTATCTGTGGCTAAATAGTAAATATAAAGTGAGACATTGTGACGTTTTAGCTCAGAATAAAATAATTCACAGTTTAAATCTTTACGCACTTGATCGAATATTTCTTTAAAAATGGCAGCCTGAGCCATTGGTAAACCTTCCATGTGATACGATGGCGCGTAGTTAGCATTATCGTGTTTATTGTTTCAATCTGGTCTGACCTCTTTGTGTTTTGTTGATGATTTATGTCAAATATTAAGCCTGTTTTTAATGAATAGTGTTGATTGCGTAACAAAATTGAGCCTTGCTGGCATCCAGGAGGGATATGCAACCGACAGATGTATGTAAGGTCGATGTACTCAAACTTTCATACTTTTCCTCTTTTATGCAGTAAGATTTGAAGTAATATTTTAACCGCTAGATGACGAGCAAACGCATGGAGCGACAAAATGAATAAAGAACAATCTGCTGATGAAGTCTCGTTGGATCTGATTCGTGTAAAAAATATGCTTAATAGCACCATTTCTATGAGTTACCCGGATGTTGTAATTGCATGTATAGAACATCAGGTGTCTCTGGAAGCATTCAGGGCAATTGAGGCAGCGTTGGTGAAGCACGATAAGAATTCGAAGGATTATTCCCTGGTGGTTGACTGAGCACCATAACTGCTAATCATTCAAACTATTTCACCTGTGACAGAGTCAATATCGCATTCTGTCACTGTCAGGCTAATACAGAGCTGCAATTCAACTACTGCAATGTCCTCGTAATTAGGTGAATTTACAATATCGTCCTGTTCGGATGCCGGTTGCATTGCTGAAGATGAGGCATTTATGGTTCGCATATTTTCCCCTCATGCTCGTCAGTCCTGTGCGTAGGAAGAAACAGGACACTCACACTAATTTGTGTGGGCATGCTGTGATGTCCTTCTGAATTATTCCTATGCCATTATGTAAAGCGCTGTATCAGATGCTCATCACGGCTGTCAGGCTGTCAGGCTGTCGGGTCCTCCCGGTGGGGGCCCCTGCCACGGGGCGGGAGCGTCGCGGAAAAAGGCTAGTTTTTGCATTTCCATGGCGGCGGCAGCATGTTTGGTAATTTATTGATAATTAAAAGTTATTTCTCTTTTCACCTGTACAATATTTCTTTCTCCCTGTCATTAGACCAGTTTGCAATTAATTGAAATATATAAATAAACATGATTTTCACCTGCCAGATGGAGTTGCTTATGTCAAATGTGAGCGGGATCGGTGATGCTTATTACTGGAGTGTTTTTAAAATCGCTGAGGCCTTTGGGCTTCACCGGGACACAGTAAAAAAACGGCTCCTCGCGGCTAACACTCCTGTGGCTGCGACTGTCAGGGGGAACCCCGTTTACGCCCTGCAGCATGTCGGGCCTGCCCTGTTTAGTGTGAAGCATGAGGCAGCAGACTCTGTTCATGATCCATCCCGTATGGAGCCGAAAGAGAGAAAGGACTGGTACCAGTCTGAAAATGAAAGGATCAAGCTGGAAAAGGAGCAGCGAAAACTCATCCCCGTTGATGAAGTAGTCATCGTCTATTCGTCCATGAGAAAGGCTGTCGTCCAGGTTCTGGAGACAATTCCGGATGTTCTTGAACGCGATTGCGCCCTGACTCCTCAGGCCGTCGGCGTTGTACAGCAGGCCATTGATGACCTGCGATACACTCTTCAGGAAAAATCCTACGAGGCTTGTGCTGCTGAAATAATTCCTGATGAGGAAGGAGAGAGTCTCTAGGAGGAATAATGGGTTTTTCATCAGCCCGAAATTTGGGAAGGGACATATCGGCAGGATTTTCCCCACCACGTCGCATGCCGATTTCGGAGGCTGTTAAAAAATTCATGCGTGTTCCCAAGGGGGCTGGTAACTCGGTGCCATGGGATCCTGAACTGACACCCTACATCATTGAGCCCATGAACTGCCTGGCATCGCGTGAATACGATGCGGTGATTTTTGTTGGTCCTGCGCGAACAGGGAAGACCATTGGTCTGATCGATGGATGGATTGTCTATACCATCGTTTGCGATCCTTCGGACATGCTCGTTGTGCAGATGACCGAAGATAAGGCCCGCGAGCATTCTAAAAAGCGCCTCGACAGAACGTTCAGAAGCAGTGCGGCGGTAAAGAAAAGAATGAGTCCACGTCGTAACGACAATAATGTCCATGATAAGACGTTCAGGGATGGCTCGTTCCTTAAAATTGGTTGGCCCTCGGTCAACATTATGTCGTCGTCGGATTACCGGTTTGTCGCCTTAACCGATTACGACCGTTTTCCGGAGAATATCGACAGCGAGGGTGATGGTTTCTCCCTGGCCTCAAAACGTACCACCACATTTATGTCCGCCGGGATGACTCTGGTGGAGAGCTCGCCGGGACGTGACATCTGCGACAGCAAATGGCGACGTAAGTCGCCTCATGAAGCGCCACCGACGACTGGTATTCTTTCCCTTTACAATCGTGGTGACCGCCGCCGCTGGTACTGGTCATGTCCGCACTGCGGTGAATATTTTCAGCCAGCCATGGATGCCATGACCGGCTACCGTAATGAACCGGATCCCTTTAAAGCCAGTGAGGCGGCGTATCTACTTTGCCCGCACTGCAGCGGCATTATCACTGCGGAGAAAAAGCGTGAGCTCAATAGTGCAGGAGTCTGGTTGCGTGAAGGGCAGGTCATTGATCGTAACGGCAACGTTTCCGGTGAACCGCGCCGCTCCCGTATCGCCAGTTTCTGGATGGAAGGGCCAGCTGCTGCGTATCAGACCTGGGCGCAACTGGTTTACAAATTACTGACTGCAGAACAGGAGTATGAAGCGACAGGAAGCGAAGAAACACTCAGGGCGGTTATCAACACCGACTGGGGATTGCCTTATCTTCCTCGTGCCAGCATGGAGCAACGAAAAAGTGAATTGCTTGAGCAGCGGGCAGAGCCAGTTCCTTCCCGCAGTGTGCCGGATGGCGTTAATTTCCTTGTGGCGACAGTGGATGTGCAGGCGGGACGTCATCGCCGTTTTGTGGTTCAGGTAACGGGCTATGGCAGCCGTGGCGAACGCTGGATTATTGATCGTTACAACATCACGCAGTCATTGCGCGGTGACAGCGACGGGGAGAGCCAGCGAATTGATCCAGCCAGCTATCCGGAAGACTGGGATGTCCTGCTGACGGATGTTTTTCATAAAAGCTGGCCGCTGGCCTCCGACCCTTCTCAACAAATGCGACTGATGGCAATGGCGGTGGACTCCGGCGGTGAAGACGGGGTCACTGATAATGCCCATAAATTCTGGCGTCGTTGCCGTCGTGATGGCCTTGGTAAACGTATTTACCTGTTTAAGGGCGACAGCATCCGGCGCGCAAAACTGATCACCCGTACATTCCCTGATAACACCGGACGAACGGGCCGACGGGCGCAGGCCGCAGGTGATGTGCCGCTCTGGCTTCTTCAGACGGATGCCCTGAAAGACCGGGTGAATAACGCGTTATGGCGTGACTCGCCAGGTCCCGGCTATGTGCATTTCCCTGACTGGCTGGGGAGCTGGTTTTACGACGAACTGACGTATGAAGAGCGGAGCAGTGACGGGAAATGGAGTAAGCCGGGTCGCGGTGCCAACGAAGCTTTTGACCTGATGGTGTATGCCGAGGCTCTGGTCATTCTGCATGGATACGAAAAGATCCGCTGGCCGGATGCACCGGAGTGGGCGAGCCGGGAAGCCTGGCTGGAGTGTGTCCCGGACAGTACCGAACCGTCACCCTCACCGGAACCGGTATCCACGCCTGTTAAAAAACAAAAACGGAAGAAAACAGTAACTGACGATGTTAACCCCTGGCTGACTTCCGGAGGATGGTTATGAACCAGAATGATATCGAAGCCATGATTCAGCGTTATACGGAAGCTGAAATGGCGGTGCTGGACGGAAAATCCGTCACCTTTAATGGTCAGCAGATGACCATGGAAAACTTATCTGAGATCCGGCAGGGACGGCAGGAGTGGGAGCGCCGCCTTGCGGCTCTGATTACACGACGACGGGGGCATCCCGGGTACCGGCTGGCGAGGTTCTGATGGCAATTCTTGATGATGTGATTGGCGTTTTTTCACCAGGATGGAAAGCGGCAAGGCTGCGTTCCCGTGCGGTGATCCAGGCTTATGAGGCCGTAAAAACGACGCGGACACACAAAGCCCGACGGGAGAACCGAACTGCCGACCAGTTAAGCCAGTACGGGGCCGTGTCGTTACGTGAGCAGGCCCGTTACCTTGATAACAACCACGATCTGGT